AACCTGAACATTAGCCGTGGGGCCGCGACCACCATATTGCCTCCAAAAATGTATTGACCAGCGACATCATCAGTGTTCTGACTCTCTTTCCACCCGGTGAATCCGAACTGGTACTTGGGCACGTCGGAAACGTACAGGTAGATGTACTTGGTGTTGAGGCCAAACATCGTGTAAGCCCCGCCAAGCACGCTCAGATACTGATCGACAACCACCTGGGCGCCGTTCCAGTTGAAGCTCTTGAAGCCAACGTGAACGTCCGAGGTCTCGTCATTGAAGCGCTGTTGCGGCTGAAGCTTGTTCCAGAAGGCGTCCCACACCGGCTGTGTCGTCGCCAGCATGTCCGGCTTCTCTTCGCCAAACCAGCTTGCACCAAAGGCCGTCTGGATCGAAGCCAGCGAGAAAGCCGTAGGAGCCGCGTAGTAAGCGTTGATGCCGGTGTTCGCCTGAGTCGAGATGTTCGAACGGGTAATGCCACCGTAAGCGGCATAGTTGACACCGTTGTCGACCGCAGCCGAAAATCCGTCCAACTCCAGCGTGGAGTTCAATACACCCTGGCCGTCGCCAAACACCGACGTACCCAGAATCTGTGCCATGGTGCCCGAAGCGTTGATCATCTTCGAACTTACGTAGCTCATCGCGGCTTCCGTGCCACGGTTGAGCACCTGATCCACACCGTACAGAGTGACGTTCACGTACGCATACTTCAGGTTGAACTGAAGCGCCGTGTCCGTCTGTACTGCAGAGGTGTCAAACGCTTGGCCGCGCTGGAAGAATCCACCCTTCAACGGCGCGTACATGATGTTGTGGCGAATCGTCAGTCCGCCTGGGAAGCCGAACCGGCGACGCTTGCGCAGCCGTGTGAATACTGGGCCGCTCTTGAACACGTTGTCCGTGATAATCGGGACAATGTGATCGTTTGTTTTTCCGGTTAAGTCATTCCACGTGAGCGCCATAAACTATTGATCCTCAAAGACTTAATGTTTTTGATCTTCATCAAGCCCTAGAGGCTCCGCCGTATGGCTTCCTCGTAGACCATCACGAAACGCTTAGGCTCGGCCGAGAGGCTTCCTGTCACGCTCGCTGCGAGTGTTTATACCGGGCTCGCTCCGGTCAATCCATTACTTACCAGCCCTAAGCTCTGCGGCTGCTCTACGGCCGGCTGCAAATACTGCCGACTCAATATCGTCGCCGTCTTTGCTCTCTTCCAACATCGCCGCGATAGCACCCTTCTTCGGGCCACCGCTAAAGTCCTGATCCAGGAAGGTATCGCTGTGGGTCCGATCACCACGCTCCGCATCTTCCTTGGCCTTGCGCTCCTGATACCAGCGCTCCCGATCCGCTTCGGCCTTCTTCTCTTTCACCACCGGCTCCGACCACTTTGCCACCGCGTCGATGGGATTGAAGTTGTTTTCCTTCGTCATGTACTGGAAAACTTCCTTCGTCTTGTCCGTCGTCCACTCTTCCCCGGTTTCCTTCTGGTACTTCTGCACCGCCAAATTCATCTCAACGCTGAAGCCGGTGATGAACGGAATGGTCTTCTCGTTCATTTCCTTTTTCACTTCCGTGTACTTTGAGTCAAAAGTCTCGGCTGCCAACTTGGCGGCCTCACTCTTCACCAAAGCGTTCAACTCATCCTGAGTCACGCCACCGTTCGACTTAACGATGTCACGAATGCGCTTGTCCAGTTCTGCCGGGTCCACGTCTGCTCCTGCTACCGCCGCTTTCTTTGCGTCTTCCAGTTCCTTCTTCAGCCGCTCACGCTCCTTTGGCCATATCGGCTGGGAGTCTTCATCGATGGCGCCGGCATCAATCAACCCTTGCCAGATGGGCTTCTTCTCTTCCCACCACTCCTGCACCTGCCCCTTGAGCTGGATCGCTTCGTCGTACTCCCGCTGCTTCTTCTGGAGTTCGGTCTGCGCCCGGCTGTAGTCCGCTTGACGCATACGGCCGTCTTTGAACTCGGGGACTCGCTTTACGATGTTGTCTAAGAGCTTGCTTTCATCGGCACTAAGCCGAGCTTCCTGCAAAATTTCTTCCCATGTCTGGGCCATTCTTTGCTTCCTCTCTTACTTCCCCTCTCGGGGCTCCGTAAGAACCGCTTCCCGTCTATCTGGGCTCCGCGGCTTTGGCTACTAGACCGGCATCTGGCCGGGCATCGGTGGTACGTTCATCTTCGGCGGCGGCGCTTGCGGCGGTCCACCACCGGCAGCGCCTTGCGATTGCGGTTGCTGCTGCTTCGCCATACCTGCCCCGATCTTGATCTTGGCGATGGCTTCCATGGCGTACCGCTTAAAAGCTTCGTTGTCGACAGCGAGCAGCATCTTCTCGACCGTGGCCACAACCTTGTCAATCGGGTCTTGGCCGGCTTGGTCTTGCGCTTGCTGCATCCCCGATCCAAATTTTGGACCGCCCATTTGTGCTTGTACATCTGGGGCCATGGGTGGCCCACTCATTGGCGGCATTAGAACCCGTTCTCGCCGTTTTGCAGTTTGCCAGTCTTCATGTTCACGCTGGTGCCCTTCGGCATCGTCGTGGTCATGTCACCTTCGTCAATGAAGGTGCCCACCTGATCGAACATACCCTTGCCGAGCTTCGGACCAGGCGTCGGCACGTAATGTCCTTGCTCGATCATCTCGCTCATTCCGGTTTTTCCACGCATTGATTGAGTCCTCGTTTCCCGGCGGTTCACACAGGAGAGGGGCGCTCATCACGCCCCTGCTCGGTTGGTTTAGCGGCCCTTCTTGTGGCGTCCGCCCTTGCGCTTTTTGCCGCGACCCTTCATCTCAAATTTGCTCATGAAGTTTTTCTCCTTTCTGGGTTCAAAGAGCCCTGGGTTTCGTTTTCACAGCAATACTCTGCCGAGCGGCCTCCACCGCCACGGGGCGGGATTCCCAGAAAAGATTTGGGATTCCGCTAGACAAACAAAAACGCCCTGAAGGGTTTATCCCCCAGAGCGTTCATAGATCCCTCGCTTTCGCGAAACCTATGCGGTTGCCTATGTGTTGAATCTTTGCGCGTACCTAAAATTCCGTCAAGCGGTTTTACAAAATTATTTCAATTTCTCGGTCGTGGTGGTCTTGATTTCTAAAATCCCACCGTTCTCTGGGATCTTAATCAGCACTTCGGTGTACTTACCGGTATGACGCGCACGGTGCAAAGCGGCCAGTATCAGCGGCAGTGTTTGCTCTTCAAATTTGCGATCAGCTTCCTGCATTCAGTTCACAACCCTCTCGAAAGAGCTAGCTCCCATGACGCTCAAAATTGACGGTATTTTTGGCAATGTGTCGCTCCTGCAGTCTTCTTCCGTATCAAATAGAAGCTCGCCTACCCATTCGCGCTTGTGGTTCACGAATATTTCGCAATGCCATTTACCACTGTCCCCTTGCACGTACCTAAAGGAAATTGGGCGACCGTCAAGGTACCCTTCCACATCCGCCGTCGTCACTTCTTGCCTCCAGGCTTCACGCCGGCCGCTGCCTGCGCTTCCGCCACAGCCTTCGCCTCGTCTGCCAATTCTTTGTCGTTCTCTTCTTCGTTCAAGTTCCAATCGATAATCTTTAACAGTTGACGGCGCGATAGATCCCTGCCCTTGCGCATGGCAAACGCCATCTGCGTGCGCTCCTGCTTCTGACCCATCAGCATCGATCCGCGAGCGGTCATGAAATGCCACCGTCGCACGAACGATTCCGAGTTGATGCCGTCCGGTATCAAGCTCCCCGGGTTGTTGTCTAAGTCCGCCTTCACCAGTCCAGCCGGCCCAAGCAATGCCAGCCGGTGTGGTGCGTCGTAGAACTGCAAAGCGCACCCACACCACAGAGCCCCTACATCGTCAAGGAACCACTCCGTAGACCGACCCATGTAGCGAATCGGGGTGTTCTTCGCAAAGCTGATCTTCTCCAGGGAATCACTGCCCGGCACTTGCTTTTTCGACATTGCATCCCCAACAGCCTGTGCTCCAGAAGACTGCTTCATGGAGTTGAGAATCATCCCGTAGGACTGGAATACATACGTCGGAAGATTGGGCGGCTGCTGCCATGCCGGTGGCGTTGGTGAGTTCTGCGAATACGAAATCTTTAGTCCAGGCTTAGAGGAGTCGATAGCCCTCATCGACACCGGGTTGATCGCACTCTTTGGAGCCATCAACGCAGGGTTGACAGCCTTCTTCACTGTCTGCAGAATGCCAGCCATCATTTGATTCAGGATGTCCTGCTGTTTCATCCACGGCGCCACAATGCTCAGCGCATACTCCTGCCAAGGAACGCCGTAGAGCCCAAGCTTCGCAAACGGCTTCTTGCGGTGGAAATAAGGGTTTGGATCGTCGGAAAGGATGACGTTGTTAGCCCTGACGATGACTTGGCCGCGAGGGTAAAGCCTCTTCCCTGGCTTTACCTGATAGCTCCACCCCATATCCTTGGGGCCAACAGTGACAATGTTGCTCGACTCGTTGATGGCGTCATTGTTCTTCCAGAACTCTTGGACTTCAACCTTGGGATAAACGCTGTCAATTAGGTCCGAATCGCCTATCCCAAGCTGGCGCTTCATTCCCGGGGAAAGCGGCGGGTACAACTGCGGCTCTACTCCCAACGGCGATTGAACGTCTACCGTGAA